TGATGAAGTTTTAGCGACCGTGGAAAACCCTGAAGATATATTCCACGAATTTTAATCATAGAGGAGAAAAACTATGCCAGATGAAGATAAAACAGTTGATATCGATACTTCAGGTCCTGAAGTAGATGTTAAGCTGCCAGAAGAAAAACAAAAAGAAGAGGACAAAACATATGAAAGCAATGTTGAAGACAATAATATCGCCGTTGATACATCTAAGGAATCTGATGAGCAGTTATCTGTTCGAGATGAAAAGAACGAGGGCGGTGAGGTTACACAGGAAGCTGACAAAGCTGAAGGTGATCAACAACAAGATAACACTAAAGCAGTTGAAGAATATTCTGAAGGAGTCAAAAAAAGAATAGCTAAGTTAACTAAAAAAATGCGTGAAGCTGAAAGACAAAAAGAAGAAGCTTTACGTTATGCTGATAGTGTTAAAAAAGAACGAGATAAATTTAAAACCCAAGCGTCATCTTTAGATAAAGATTATACGACTGAAATGGAGAGTAGAATTACTTCTTCTCTTGCAGCTGCACAAGCTAAATTAGCTGCAGCTAGAGAATCTCAAGATTCAAAAGCAGAAGTAGAAGCTCTTACCGCTATTTCTCAATTGGGTTATGAACAAGGTAAATTAGCTGAACTTAAATCTGCACAAGCAGTGGAAGATAAAGCAGCTGATCAAAAACCTACATTGCAACCTAGACCACAAACAAAACCCGCTCCAGATCCTAAAGCTGAAGCATGGGCAGAAAAAAATGACTGGTTTGGAACAGATAATGCAATGACTTACACAGCATTTGATTTACATAGGAAACTTACTGAAGAAGAGGGTATGGATCCTAAGTCAGATGACTATTATGCTGAAATTGATAAAAGAATGAGACTTGAATTTCCGCATAAATTTGATAAACAAGTAGGAACGACTAGTAAGCCTACACAAAACGTTGCATCTGCGACGCGTAGTGCCAAACAAAGTCGCAACACTAAAAGCGTGAGACTCACATCTTCTCAAGTAGCAATTGCTAAAAAATTAGGTGTGCCATTAGAAGAGTATGCGAAACAACTTATGAACACGAAGGAGGTATAAGCATATGGAAAAGAAAAAACCAACTCGTGCGAGTCAGACTAAAAAAAGCAATTCAACGAAAGTTGAAGCAAAAGCTAAAACGGTTAAACCAAAAGTTAAACCTAAAGTTTGGGCTCCACCATCGTACTTAGATACGCCCAACGCGCCGAATGGCTACAGACACAGATGGGTCAGGATAGAAATATTAGGGTTCGTCGATACTAAAAATGTTCAAGGTAGATTAAGATCTGGCTATGAACTTGTTAGAGCAGATGAATATCCCGAACAGGACTTTCCCGTAGTTCAAGACGGCAAATACGCAGGGGTGATCGGGCACGGAGGCCTTGTGCTGACAAGGGTACCAGAAGAGATCGCGAGACAGCGTACTGAATATTATATGAATCAGGCGCAGGATCAAATGAAGGCAATCGATAACGATCTACTGAAGGAACAGCGTAAGGGAATGCCAATCGAAATAGATAGGGATTCTCGTGTAACCTTCGGTGGCAAGAAAAGTTAATTTTTTAACAATTCAAACCAGCGAATAAATAAACCGTACTGGAGGCCCGCAAGGGCAGGTACATTAAGGAGAAACAACTATGGCTAATAGTTCATCAACTGGTTTCGGATTGAGACCAATTAAGATGTATGGCAATGGTTATGAAAACATGGGTTTAGGTGAATACCCTGTTGCAGCATCCTCTGACGCTATCTACAACCAAGATTTGGTTTGTCAGGCAGCGAGTGGATTTGTAATAGTAGGTATAGCTGGTACTGAAGATATTATCGGCTCACTTAACGGAGTTTTCTATACTGATGCTACTACATCAAAGCCAACGTTTCAGAACTACCTACAAGGTAGTAATACTGCATCAGACATCGTTGCATTAGTTAACGATAGTCCGATTCAACAGTATGAAGTTAGAAGTAACAACACTGGTGCTTCTGCTCAAACTGACGTTGGAAATACTGCTGACATAGCGTACTCAGCTGGTGGAACACCAAATTATATATCTGGTGCTACACTTGACGATAGTACGTTAGGAACTTCAGCTCAACAACTAAAAATAATCGGTGTCTCAAGAGACCCTGAAAATAATGACTTAACATCTGCAAATGTAGTATGGAGAGTTGTTATTAATCAGTCGTTCTTTTTAGACTCTGATGGGGTATAATAGGAGTAATTAAATTATGGCTATATCACGAAATCAACTAGTCAAAGAACTAGAGCCAGGTTTGAATGCCCTATTCGGCCTGGAATATAAACAGTATGAACAAGAACATGCTGAAATATACACAACAGAGTCATCTGACAGAGCTTTCGAAGAGGAAGTTATGTTGTCAGGTTTCGCTCAAGCACAAGTAAAACCAGAAGGTTCAGGTGTTGTTTATGACAAGGCTCAAGAAACTTTCACAGCTAGATACACTAACGAAACAATTGCGTTAGCGTTTGCTATTACTGAGGAAGCTATTGAAGATAACTTGTATGACAGACTTGCTTCTAGATATACAAAAGCTTTAGCAAGATCTATGGCTCAAACTAAACAAGTTAAAGCGGCTGCGCCGTTGAACAATGGTTTACCTGGTGGATCTTTCCAATCAGGTGATGGTGTGACTTTATTCAATACTGCACACACAACTATTGCTGGATCTTTCAGTAATACATTGGCAACTGCTGCGGACTTAAACGAAACTTCATTAGAGCAATCAATGATTGACATTGCTGCGCTTACTGATGAAAGAGGTTTAAAGATTGCTGCTAAAGCTACTAAGATGGTCATTCCATCTGCACTACAATTCACAGCTGAAAGACTTATGGCTTCTGCTGGTAGAGTTGGTACTGCTGACAATGATGTTAACGCATTAAGATCTATGGGTATGATTCCTGGAGGATATTCAGTGAACCACTACTTAACAGACACAGATGCGTTCTATCTAATCACAGATGTGCCTAATGGTATGAAACATTTCGAAAGAGCTCCATTGACTACTAAAATGGAAGGTGACTTCGATACTGGTAACGTAAGATACAAAG